TTTTTTTTTTTTTTTTTGTCTTCTACGACGTAGGATACGTTTAAACGCAGTCGATCATCCAGATCAGACTTAAGTGAAAGCGATTAAGACTCTTTACAGATAGACATCGCTAGAATGAGCTTGCCATTTCAGGGCATTGGAGGAACAATGGCAAATAAACCCCCATTTAACCCTTAACGCTCGAGAGAGAGAAAAAGGAAATAAGCTTAGGAGAAAACTTATAAAGAGCGAATGTAAATAGTTGAATTCAAGCGTTCAAGAACGCAGAATTCAAGTAAGATAGGGCCTTTGATCAACATTATTGCCATGCTCGTACTCGCTGTTGTCCGTATCGACATGGCGTTCGTAACTGGCGTGAGACCCTTGTATATTCCCATCAAGAACCATCTTCCTCGTCACACCTGAACCAATTGCTGCTGCCTTCGACTGCGCCAATTGCTCGCGCACAGTCTTGGGCGTTGTGTTTGTGACAACATAGTAATCAAAAGCGTAGGGGATCATTGATTTCTCAGTAAAGCCCCTCTTATTTCCCCAGGCTGTCATTCGCTTACCAGCCTTTAAAATCTCGTGAGTTATGCCAGAGAAATGCCTCATTATCTTTCGTAAACCGCCATTTTCAACAGCTGGGTCCACAAAAACCTCAATGGGAATGGCCTGAACCTTCCCAAAACCATCGCGAATCTCCATAGTTTGCGATGTATCAATTTCGGGCGATGTGCCGTTGTTAGCGCACCAAATGCACCAATTCGTGATGACAACCGTCCATGCATCGTCTGTTTTAAGCGCAAGCACTTGCTTCACCTCTTCCACCCATGAGGTGAGTTGGGCTTGAGTTGCCATGGTTGAAGTCGTGTTGAACATCATTTTGGGTATGCTCTTCAGTATTCCTCGCTTCCACAACTTCTTCCCGTTGATGACCGGTATCGGTGAAGTTCCAATGTTTGGGCTCATTTTTGGAATGACCCACTCAACCACCTCATCATCCACTAAGGGGTCACCCTGTGGTGGATCCACATTACCTTGATCAGCGCCCTTCCCTGCGTTATTCTCAGGAGGTTTACTTGACTCGCCTGTGGCAGAGTTGCTGGCGTTCTTACCTCCATCACTTGCATTCACATTTTGGGGATTCTTCTCCTTCTCAGGAATGAGGTTGCCAACGTCCATTTGGAGTTCCAGGTCGGGTGTAATGTTACCGTCATCCTCATCTGCACTCTCATCTTCATTGTCGAACTTGACATCTTCTAAACCTTTAGAAGAGCCATAGTGCAACGCAAACACCTGACACGGGTCCATGTAACAAACCGAACCCAGACCGTTCTCTTGTGCGTACAGCAGAACATCCTTGTGAGTTACCAATAGCCACACCAAATATGTGTGCATGACAGTGAATAGACTTGGGTCGTTGAATGTTTCAACCATTGCTGCAAATGCTGCCTGGGCTGCATGAAGTACGCCCCCCTTCTTGATCCATTGAACAATCCCAACGATTCGCTCAGGATTGAGCTGAAAGCCAATGCGGTCGCCCACTTGAACTATTGTCAGGCTCATGTATGGATTTCTCATTATGTCCGGCGTTAGATCATCAAACTCGTAAGTGAGACCTAATTCACTTATCTCATCCCCAAATGAACCCCCAAATTCGGCGACAAATTCAGGCGACACTGAGAATTTGTTGTCGTCGCCATTGCAAACAAAGCGAAAACGCTCGTCTATGTGCTCAAAGGCCAAGTCATTGGTTTTCTTGGCATATGCGTAATAGAAGGACAGCATTAGCACCAAAGTGTTGTCCACAACTGTGCTGGGCTGCCCACTATT